CACTCATCTATAAATGCAGCAGTAAGTTCTAATGAACCTAGACTATCAAAGTTCCTATCTGATGGGTATTGGAATAAGTCTTTTAGTATAACCTCTGAACCATTGTAAAACGTAATGATATTGCTTGATGCGTTGTATTTGTAGTGTGTGTTGGCTTCTATCCCCCATTGGCTACATACATCAAAGAAAGTGTTTAGTGTGGTTTTCTTTAGACTGTCTAGCTTACTACGACCTATCATACATCTGATGCCATCGTGTGAAGTGCATAGCCATATTATCCAAGCACAACCCAAGAAACTCTTACCACCACCAGCAGCACCACCATACAGTACTTCTGTTGTGGTCTTGTCTGTTAGGTAGTCAATCGCTAACCATTGTTTATCCGTTAGTTTCGCTTTCATCATCTCGCATTAGAGTTATTGTAATAGGCTTAAACTCTCCTGATACATCTAACTCTTGTTTCTCCACATAACCTCGCTTCTTACCTTTGGTCTTTAGGTAGAAGATTGTGGCTTGTGTTTTACCTTTGCCTATCTGCTTATGTAGTTGGCTCTCTGCAAAGTCTATGGCTATATCATCTATACTCTTAACTGCTAGTTTATATGCCTCATCATCTTTAATCCATTGGTAATGTGTAGTTCTATCTATACCTACCAACTTACAAGCACCTGTAACTACTCCTAATGTTTTCTCTAATGCTTCTAGCATCGCTATCTTACCTTTTTCTGTTCTATCTTGCATGAGTGTTGGATTTCGTTGTTATTTACCACACAAGGCGCATACTATTTTGTCCTTTGGTTGTGGTTCTTCTTCTTCTTGATTGTTATATATATCATCTTCATTGAGCCATACATCTAAACCCCAATCTTCTAACTCTACACTATCCCATTCATTAGCTAGTATATCCCAATCCCAATCGCCAAAGCCTAAGTTATCTTTAATTATAAACTCTTGCTTTTGTTTCTCTGTTAGTTTGTCTGCTCTTATTATGTTTACTTCTGTATGTCCTAACTCTACTAATGCTTTGTATCGCATATTGCCACCAAGTATATACCCTTTGTCATCTACTACGATAGGTCTTAGCTTTAGCATTTCAGGGAAGTCTTGTATAGATTGCTTTAGCTTTTCAAACTTAGCTTTGTTTACAAGTCTAGGATTGATAGGGTTATTGCGTATGCTATTAATAGGTACTTGTTCCATTGTACTTAAATATCTTATTGTTTATTCTATCTATATCGCTTTGCTCTTCGTTCAGATGCTCTTGCCTTTTAAGTTCAAAGTTAAGATGGTCTATTGCCTTTTGTATGTCCTTAGATATATCGTTGTCTTGTTTCTTTCCAGCCCTCATAAGATAGGCTAGTGCTACTCCTAAGTTATAACTGTTGCCACAAAAGTCCTCAATGACTTCGTGCGCTTCCATTTTGTAGTAAGTTCCTTTGTAGTAATTTGGTGTGTTCATAATGTTTCTACTATCTTTTTTATTCCTTGATAACAAGTGTTTATGCAACTGCTGCAATTAGATGTTGTCTTGTATCCTGTTCTATGTATCTCGTTGTATAGCGTTATTAGTTCTGCTTTAGCATTTCTATTCTGCGCTACACCTGTCTTGCATAGTTCCCACACATCTAATATGCGTTTCTTTTGTTCTTCTGTTATAGGTTTTTCCATTTTCCTTTAGGGCATTTCTCTGATTTCCAACTCGCTTTAGTTTCTATTGGGCAACCACATAGGCTACACTCTACATCAGGTGTAAGGTGTGGGCATCGTGAGCAGATGTATGTTCTATCATAGTATGTTGTTACATCTACGTTCTCAAAACCTCCTAACACTCTCTTGCTTACTGCTTTGAGATAGTTATAGGTCTTTACCATCAAGTTTGGAGTGTCCATTTTCTTTCTGTTGTCCATATCTATACAATTTAATAATTCCTATTGGTGCGTGTTCATCGCTTAGTACTATATCTACATCATCAAAAGTCATTTCATCTAGGTTAATAATGTATTCTAATTGTCCTAGTTCGTCATAACATTCTATGATGCTCAATCCATAGCCTACTAATCGTTGTAAATCATCATAAATCATTACGCTTTTCTTTTAATCTATCTTTTATATATTCTTTTACTTTCTTTATTGTTATGTAGATATTCATTCTGCTTATCTTGGTCTTTTTACTAAGGCTAGAATAGGTATATTTTCTGCCATCATTATCACCAAGTACATACAGTCTAAATAGTTCTCTATCATACCAATACAACTCTGACAGAATTTCATTTATCCTATCAGCATCTTGTATAAAATATAAATCCTCTGCTTTTTGTTTTAATCCTAGCTTCATTAAATCATCATCAAAGCTAACATCTTTGTATGCTCTATTGTATTTGTAGTAGTATCTTGATGTCTTAGAATAGTAGTTATTCTTGCATAGCCTTATAAAGTAGTACTTAATCTTTTTATCTTTTATAAGTTGCTTTAGCTTTTCGGTATCTTCGCAAAGATATATAAATACCTCTTGGGTAACATCATCTAAGTCTTTTGCTGGTATGAAGTTCGCAGCAGTATCTTTCAGTTGTGTAAATAGTTCATTATCAATCACATAGCATTATACGCAAAAAAGCATATAAGTTTATAGGTGTTGATAAATAGTTATGCACATAAGTCTTTTACTTTCTGTTTGTATATTTCTATCAGATATTCTAAATCAGTCTTTGAGTATTTAACAGATTTATGGCTAAGTGCTACTATCTCATCTACTGCATCTCTGCCTAGTTCAGCTACTAACTTGTTGCCATACACCCATTTCTCGCCCTCACTATATAGGTTACACTTAGGGCATTGTGGTCGGCAGTTATGTTCGTGCCATCTCGTGCTAGTATGCTTACGACTTTGAAAGTGTCCGTTGTGCATCTCTTTAACGTGCTTGACTACACCACAAGTATAACACTCTACCATTCCATTATCATCAGCGTATGCCCACCTAATGTATTGGCTAAAGTGTTTATCTAGTTCTTTTTTGAGTTGTGCGTGTGTTTTTGCCTTTTTAGCCATTCTTTATATTGTTTATCAGTTCTATGTTGAAAGTATAGCGTAAGTCCTGTATATGCTATCGCTAGTATCAATGCTATTAAATATATCTCTCTCATTTTAATCTCTTTGCTTTGTTAATAGTTTCAGCTATTGCCTTTTGACCTTGCTTGTGTAATTGAAATGCAGTTAGTCTGTTCTGCCCTCTCATTCTTATCTCATTTTGCTTGTGGTCATTAATCCACACCGACCAAGTACGCACATTAACAAAGGCACTTGTACCCTGTTCAGGATTGCGTAAGCCTATATCGAATGCATACTTAATTTCTTCCATAGTTAAATTAGTATGGTAATTTATTAAGTCATAGTACAAGAGTTGTGCCATTCCTAACATCTGTTGTTTGTCAGGCTTTTGTCCTAGTGCAGCATAACACATACCCACTAGGTCAACGCTATCTTCTTTTAGTCCATTTATATCACCAGCTTTTAATCTATCAAATATTCTCATTTCTTTTTTTGCGTTTGTATCGTTTGTTATAAGTCATTCTATCCTTTTTGTATTCGTACTCCCAACCCATAAGTAGTTTGAATGGTGAGCAAGTTATTAATTTTTTCTTAGTCATTATTATAGTGTTTTAAGTATGGTTTTTGTTTCAATAAACAGTTTTTCTTTGCTCTTTTGTCTATAAATTTAATATATCTAAATTGTCTTAGTGTGTTTTTTATAGCCTTTTCACTAAATCCCCTTTGTTCTAACTCTCTTTTTTTGTTTCTATTTTTATTTGTAATTATTGAATTGTGATATATTTCCCCCTCAAACTCCCAAAAAGTAGATGTGTGTTCGCCATAATAATCAAAAGAACAGGCTTGATAAACTATGCCTAAGCCACCACATCTTTCATCAGCAAATGTTTGTACCCACTTTACACTTTTATATTTTTTTTTGATATATTTAATAGAATAGCTTATAGCTTGACTTTCAGCATATTTTTTGCAATTATCATCTATCCACATTCTATTTAATTCTTTGTATTCATTTAATTTAGTACCAGCTACTACACTAGACATTGATTGAGGGTTCATAGCATAACCATATTGTAAAACACCTTTTAATTTTTCTTTATAAAAAACCCCTAAATGTATATGTGTTGTTGCATCATTACAAACTTTTTTAGAATAATGGTTTTTTATTATAATATCTTTAGATAATTTTTTATCTATTTCCTTTACATAAAATTCATCAGTACCAAAACCTACGCATTCACTTTCACCCCATAAAGAAGCCTGATTTTTATAAATATATTTCTTAGTCATTTAACATCTCGTTTCTAACACTTTGCCAAGTGTCCATTACATTATTCTTTTTAGTTCCG